TGCTGGAAAGCGCCACTATCGACGATATCGATCACACCTACCTGGGAAATGAAAGCCTGGTGCCGGGTGCGATGTTTGAGGCGATCAGCACCGAGCGCATGCGTCTGGCGCAGACCATGCGCGCCTTCGTGAAGGCCTTAAACCGTGGCCTGAATGGGACCAATATCAGCGCCGGTACGGACGATGCAGGCGCGGATACGACCGGGCAGAAAACTGTGGGCGGCGCGGTGATTGGCAAAGTGCGCCGTGTGGCCAGCATACCGGTTATGAGTGCGCTAATCCCGTTATCAGACGGGCAAAGCGTGTCGCTGGTGTTCCACTCTCCAACTGCTGACAACGGTAAGATCCGCAATCAGGATACGCTGGTGGCGTTCCAGTTCCTGATCAACAAGCGCGACGTGACGCACATCGTGGCCCCGATTGGCGGACGGGATGTGTCGCTGCAGCAGGTCACGCAGGCGCTTTCAAACCTGATTGAGAAGAACAGTGGCAAATTCACAAAGCAGAAGGACGCCCAGGCTAAGCTGCGCGCCGAAGTGGAAACTACCCAGGCGGAAACTGACAAGCTGGCAGAGCAGCTATCGGCACTACTGGAAGTGGTGGACACACAGACCGCACGCGTGCAGACGCAGCAGGACAATGAGCAGACGCTGCGAGGCAAAGTCGCAGCCCAGCGCCAGATTAATGCCGACCTTACCGGACAGCTGGCGGCACTGCAGCAGGCGAAAGCCAGTGAGCCTGAAAGCACGGACACTTTCAGTGATCGCACTATCCAGGTTAAAGCGCGCCTGAACATAGACGGACAGGCGACGCTGAGCAACGGCGCGACGGTCCGCTATCACAGCTATGACCAGGACGGCGAGCTTGAAGGCAAGGTGATCATCACCGAAGCGGACGGGACCACGTTTGAAATGCCGTCCAAATCCAGCCAGGGCGCGGATATGGGTAAAGCGGCTACCAAACTGTTGAAGGCCTACCGCACCGGCGCGGCGGATAAATACCGTGTCAGTGCTGAGCCAGTATCGACGCAGGAGCCGCAACCTGAACCGACGCCACAGCCTGAACCGGCGCCGCAACCAGAACCACAGCCAGAGCCAGAGCCACAACCCGATCCTGTTACACCCGCAGCCGTCTGGCGTTATGCGCTGGTAAACCGGCCAGTGGGTATCGGCGCGGTACCGCCTGAATATGCTTCCGTTGCAGGCCAGCCAGCAGACGGCCAGCCATACAGCGGCGTTGCGCGTAACGGCATCATTTCCTACGACCGTCCACTTACCGACAAAGAGATTGCTGACTTTGAGCTGAAGCTGATCCCGACGCATGCGGATCTCAATACGCTGGCCGTAACCGTGGCCGACAAGATGAGCGATTACGCCGCGCAGTATCTGGAAATGTCCGCAGAAGACCCTGACACCTACGCCAAACAGGTACGCATGGTTGCCCGTAAAAACCTGACCAGCGTGGCGTATCCGGAAGGGGAAGACCTGACCTACTTCAATCAGGCCATTGACGCCAGATTGCAGACACTGGCAGCAGGTCAACCAAAGCCAGAAGAGACCGACATGACTGACGATCGTGAAAATACTGACCCGTTCTGGATTGCGGCGAAACGCCTGGGTGATCTCGTAGGCTGGGCGTCTGATCTGGTAAATGCTTGGGCTGAAGCACTGGGCTATGGCAGTGAGCAAATGAAGCAGGCAGCGGACTACGTGGAGGCTAACCAAAGTCCTGAGTATCTGAAGGCAGTAGAGACGGCGATGATCACCGGCAAGCGTATTCCGCTGGTGGAGGAACTTAGCACTACTGAGCCAGAGCCAGAGCCGGAACCGCAGCCACAGCCACAGCCGGAGCCAGTGCCGGAAGCAGATACTGAAGCGCAGAAGGCGATTGATTACCTTCATGGGCTGACTTCGCTCGATACCGACGATATGGACGTGATCCGTGCTGGCCGTACCCAGGTCCGTGAGGCCATTGCCGCACTGACGGCCGCGGGTGTATTCGATGAAAACGAATCGCTGGTCAATGACGCTGTGCAGCACCTTAGCGATCTGCTGGTGGCAGTGCAGCGTAACGGGGTGGCCGCATGACCTTAACCGCACTGCAAAAGCTGGATTTAGCCGACCAGCTGGACGAGCTGATTATCAAAGCCCCGACCGTTAAGGGGCTGGACCTTCTGGATCTCAATGACCAGATGGAGGCGATCATGCTCCAGCTGGGTTATGGCGCTGCGCCTGCACCCGCCACCAGCGAACCGGCACCCGCGCCAGTCACTGAGCCACAGCCGGAACCCGTGAAGGAAGATCAGCCCGTTCCCGAAGTGGTTACTGACTTTCTGGCCGGTAAGTTTACCAGCCAGGCGCAGCTGGATTTTGTTGAGACACTACGCCGTGTTGGTGACTACATCGGCATTTATCTGGAGCTGGACGACGCCAGACAACAGACCGCCAGCTGGATAGCCGCCAGCGGGCTCGCTGCTTAAACATCAACCCCGTTTCGGCGGGGTTTTTTATTCCCGAGATCAAAATGCTTAACGAGAAATTACGAAATCTGCTGAGCGACGCTGGCAGCATATTTGCCCTGATTGGGCTGGTGGGCTCACTGCGTAAAGCGCAGACCACAACGGGGCGATCGTCATACGTCGTGACCGGCAAAGGGCAGGAGGTAAAGACTGCGTTTAAGGTGGTGGATGCGCGCCACCTGATTATCTCTAACAACCTCGACGGCACCATAAACCCGCTTTTTCCTGCTGAGTTGCAGCCACGCGACCGCACGCGCCTGACCAGTAAAGTACAGGTCTCCAAAATCGCGGGCAACCTCCGACCGGCAAAGCTGACTGATTCAGGCATGAGCAGCCACGGCGCGCCAATCGTGGGCGCAGATAACGTGGTTGAGTCGGGTAACGGGCGCTCGATGGGGATCACCCGTGCTTATGAACAGGGGCAGGCCGACGAGTACCGCCAGTATCTGATTGAGCACGCTAAAGATTACGGCCTCAAAGCGTCGGATATCGCGCAGATGGATATGCCGGTACTGGTGCGTGAGCGCATTACTGACGTTGACCGTGCGCAGTTTGCGAAAGACTCCAACCTCTCCGATTTGCAGGAAATGGCGGCGAGTGAGAAGGCCTTTGTCGATGCTGAAATGCTCGACGAGCGTCTGATGGCCATCTTCAATCCGTCCGACGACGGCAACCTTCTGGCACGCTCAAATGACGGATTTATCCGGGCATTCATGAAAGAGATTGGCGACACAGCGACCGCAGGCCTGCTGACCGAAGACGGGCGCCCGACGAAGCAACTGATTGACCGTATGCAGAATGCGATCTTTGCCCGCGCCTACAAAGACGAGCGCCTGGTTAAGCTGGTATCCGAAGAGCCGGACCCAGAAATGCGTAACATTCTGACAGCGCTCAACACAGCGGCAAGCGAGTTTGCACAGATGCAGATGCTATCCGGAGACGTTCACCGGCAGGCCGTCACCGGGCTGGTGGATGGTGTGCAGTCGGTTGATGGTCTCGATCAGCAGGCAATCGCCGCGTTGCAGGATGCTATCAAGCTGGTTCGCCAGGCTAAAGACAGCGGACAGGCCATACAGGAAGTGCTGGCACAGCAGGGTCTATTTGAGGAATCCAGCAAAGAAGCCGAAGCGCTGGCGCTGTTTATCATGGCAAACAACCGTAGCGCGAAACGTATCGGGGCTGCGTTTAAAAAGATGGCGCAGAAGATCAACGACGAACTCTTACACCAGCAGCAGGCGCTGGGGGATATGTTCGGCGGGGGAGAGCTGACGCTGACCGACGTCCTGACCGCCGTATCCGGGGAGATCGAAGAAGAATTTGGCGAAGGCAAAGGCATGAACTTTGCAATGTTTGAATCATGCTACGCAGAATGTTAAGTAGAAGGGGCGCATGCCCCTTATTTTAAAAATATAATAAAGGCTCGATTTTTATTTACGGGAAAAATCAGAGATAAATACTTTGCCCCGCTGACATAACTTAATAATCAAATCTAGCAACCTTTGAATAAAGTTAGATATCTTATCGTGCTGATAATTGCCGATTTGATCTTTGTAATAAAAGTGTCTCCAAATCACTCCTAAAGCAACGCAAACAACCTGTAAGATTATGAAGTCAACCACAAGGAAAAATGGTGGGAAATGTTCTGCAAAATGATGTAATGCATAAAAAATCCCTAATACAACAACCATTGCCACAGCAATCTGAAGTTTGGGTATCTTTTTACAACCCCATGCGATGCTCACAAATTGCGCGACAAAAAATCCAGATAGAACCAGAAAGCTAAGCAACTCACCGGAAATTTCCTTTACGTGATTTATTGTGTACACACACATAAAAAATAACCAGCTAAGGGCCACTAAAGCTGGAATTTTAATTTGGGTTGGTACATCTTTTGTGCCTGATCTTTGACCGTTCATTTATTGCATTCCTTTAGCAATCATCGTGAAATTAATTTATCACTTCTTTGAAAATATTCCCGCTAAAAATTACAAACTCCATACAGTCCGGCTCTTCATCAATACAGAGAGCGGAACCACAATGGATCAATCCCCAAACCGTAAAGCCTTCGGCGACATGCTGGCCTTTTCCGAAGGCACAAGCACACACCCATTAACCCGCATGAATGGCTATGACGTCATTGTGACAGGGCTGGGCGAAAAGCAGGGCGAAATCTTTACCGACTTCAGCGATCATCCGTTTGCAAATCGCCGTCCAAAAGCGCTTAACAGTAATGGCCTGGCTTCAACCGCAGCCGGACGTTATCAGCAGCTTTACCGCTACTGGCCCGCCTACAAAAATCAGCTATGCCTGCCTGATTTCAGTCCTGCCTCACAGGAGCGTCTACTCGATCAGCTGCTGAAAGAGCAGGGTGCTTACGCAGACGTCCAGGCTGGACGGATCCGCACGGCTATCGGCAAAACCAACGATATTTGGGCGTCACTCACCGGATCGCCGTATGGTCAGAAGACGCACCCGATTGAAACGCTTCTGACTGCTTACAAGAACGCTGGAGGCACCGTTACCGACTAACAGCCACGAAAGCCTTCGGGTATCACTGAGTAATCCACGCTTGAAAAGTCGCCGCTAAACGAGTCAGAGTAGCGGTGGCTTTTCTGCTTCCAATCACCCCCGGACTTAGTTTTGAGCATTGACTTCAGAGCCTGGTACGCTTCATGCAGTATTCCACCTTTGCGTTGAAACTCTGCTGCGCGCCGCTCGTTCTGCGCTGCTGACGATGCTGCTGCCAGTTGTTTCTGTGTGTTCTGGTAGAACCCGAACTTTTTCACAGGTACCGTTGACCCTTCCGCTGGATTATTAATCTCAGAAATTATTGCTCCCCCATTTTGTATTTTTCTTTTTCTGGTGGGATCTCTTACTTCTTGTTGGTCATTTTGACCAGGGGTAGCCTGTTCATTCTGACTAGGGGTGCTGTGGATAAAATCGTTTTTAAAGAAGGCGTTAGCAATAACTCTCCGGACAATATTCTGACGTCCTGACGGCTTCAGATTTGCTTCTTTTAAAGCGTCCAGACTTGCCCGGACAAAGGATAGCGCTTTGCTGGTAAACGTGTATTTACTCGGCTTGCTGATGCTGTGATTCTTCTCGTCGCGCTGCTCTTCATAGCTGAGGATCCCCAGCTTAACGGCAGCACGATAAGCACGCTGAACGGTGGAGATACTGCAACCGGCTTCTTCAGCCAAATTCCTGAGCGATTTGATGATGATAAAATCGGACGTAGAACCGGCCAGATTGCAGGCGAATTTTAAAACGCGGGTGACTGACTTCGGCAGGGGGGAAAGTTCGATAATGTGGGTGAGATCAAAGCCGGAAATTCGGACAGATCTGTGCTCGTTATTTGAGCGAAATGCGGGAAAGGTGTTGCCGGGATCGGCGCTATTAGCTACTATAGGCACAGTTGTTCTCCATGAGACAACAGGTGCAACACCTGGCGTCATAATGGTTTTAAGGTCAACTTCCGTTCAAAGAAGTTATACGGCACAACGCCGGTGTGGTTGTCAGAGACCACACAAAGTTGTTTGAAAATCGTCTGCGTCAACAGGCGATTTTTTTTTTCGTGCTGAGATTCAGCCGTCAAACTGAATCAGAGCGCGGATGATAAACGCGATCCGGCAAAGGATCAACACTCAGTTTTTTCCTAATTTTTAGGTTTGACTAAAACGCGCCCCAGTTTTCAGGGCACGGTTTTCTTTTTTCCCTTATTTTCTTGGATTAATCCATAGTAGCGGCGTTGAATCCACAGCTGGCGGGCGCGTCTGCGGTAATGTGTGCTGGTGGGCTGTTCCGATCGGCAGTGTTGCTGTTGCATTTGTACCGATTGATTCCAGCATGGCAGCGACGATCTGCGCGTCTTCTGGCGTGTCCATCCTGCATAATGCCGCCTGCTGAACTTTATTTAAAAACAGCGGCATATTAGCCAGCGCATCCTTCATGATCCGGCGACGGGCCTTTGCCAGGGTGCCAGCACTTTCGAGCATTAGCTGAGCGTTTCGGAGGCGTTCCTCCACTTCCAGACGCTTACCGTGCTCAATATGCAGCGCAGACTTCAGTAGTGAAGAATCCGCGGACTCCAGCAATGCTGTCTGGCTACGCAGGGTTTCAAAGTGTTGAATAATGTCAGCAGCCTGATTCTCCGAATATCCCTTTTCCATCAAGCCCGCGTGCATCATGTCAGCGCGTTCGCTGGCCGATTCCAGAAGCAGAGCAGGGTGGTCCTGACTGATATAATTTGGGTTCGTCACATAGTCGAAGCCGTGGAAGCTGGTCACTTTCGAAATGGCGTTATCGTCGCCGCCAGTAGCCCAGGACCAGCCACCAGCACGTGAGCGGTTCATGCCGTCAACGATATTGCCGGGTTCGGTGTCCAGAATCTCCTGAACGTGAGTCACGATGCCGTTATCATCAACGCTGGCATCCAGCGTGCGGTTCGATGGCACGTTTTCCAGTGTCACCGGCTTACCATCAATCATCACAACCGCAAATTCCGGCAGGTTAAGCCGTCCAGTCTTTGCGTAGTAGGCTGCGCGTCGTCCGTGGCCGTAATAGCCGAACATTTCCCCCAGCTGAATACGCTCTTGGGTTTCCGGGTTGGCGAATGTTTCGCGTACAGATCGCAGCAGATAGTTACGGTCATTTTGTGGGGTAAAGCGGCGAATCTTATCAATCAGTGAAAAACGATCCGTTACCGTGCGGAGAGCTTCCATAAGTTCCTCATAATCACAGTGTGATGCCCCCAAAGCGGCGGCAGCGCTGGCGATTGCCTGCACGAAGGGATGGTAGAAAGGTTGTAATTTATGGGGTTAGCGATTCTTTATTTATGGATGGATCTGATGACCAGTGGATAATTTCATATTAGAAATATTGAATTTATTCACGCCGGGGATATAGTGTGCGCGCCACTGCACAAACAGTGGCCGGGATTGGAACCCCGAACGTACGAGGAGGCACATAGTGCCTCCGGCGCCACCACATCTGGAATTTATCAGATGTTTCAATGGTGGCGTTGGCAGGGCTACCTTCGGGTAGGCCGGTTTCCTCGTACGCCGGTAGTTCCAACCTTGTCAACGTCACCACCCGGAGATTGGAACCTTCGGTGGAGACGCTTCTATGTCGTATGGGGATCATTCACATGCCGGATAAAAGTATCGCAGCACACCTTACATTTTCTTCTCACAGCGATGCAGTGATGATGCAATACAACTGTGCACTGAGAATAATTTGCAGTAATTCAAATGCTTTATGCCGGAGGGAAAAATGGGGAAGTACAGTGAAGCATGTTTATGTTGAAGCCTGCTCTGAGGAAGTATGTCAGCTTATTTTGATCAATGAAGACGGCAGTTTATGCTTCTACATTCCATCAGTTGAAGATCTAGTGGCTTGTGACTGGAGAATTAATTATTGCTGAGAATACAAAGGAAAGAGTTTCCAATTTTTAGGTCTCAAACTCTTTAAAAATGTATCATTATCCTTAAATAATTCAGGAGGTTAACTTGCCTTATTTTGTTGTCGTTGATAGATTTAACACAGAGGCTCTTAAAAAAACCGATGTAGTTCGCTTGTCTTTTTCCACTTGGAATGATTATTCATATCGAACGTTATTTAACGTTGAATACATCCATAAAAATGGAAGTATACACAGTATAGGTCAGATTAAGATTGCCTTTATAGGTCAGGAAGAAGGAAATCCTACCCAAAGTGAAATGGGAAGCATATTCGAAAAATTAGATGATGTTTTTTTTAGTCTTTCTTCAAGCGTTGATTTTTACACAAATTTATATGCTCTAGGTAAAAGTTTTGGCGATGAAGTGCTTAAAGGTCTTAATTGTGTTCTTGTTGATCACAGAGCAATGGGAATAGCGGAGCTTGAAGAAGTGTTTAAAGTTTCCTTGCTAAGAAATGTACATATAAATAATTTAAAATTTCAATTAAATAGAATTAGAGATGGTTATTTCCCATCAACATCTTTTTATTTTTCCTTTAAGAGAGAGTCTCTGTATTGCGCTGGTTTGTTTCTGAATTTCAATGTCATGCCTGATTCACTTCCGCCTACTAATATACATACAATAATCGGTTCGAATGGTTTAGGGAAAACTACGATTTTAAATGGAATGGTAGACTCGATAGTTAGTCAAGAGGATAATGGGTTTGGGAGATTTATAGATTATCGCGGTAATAAAATTGAAAAAGATTTTTTCAGTTCAGTGATTTCTATTGCTTTCAGTGCATTTGATCCTTTTAGAGATACTAATGTCGAAGAGAATCATATTAGTGGTTTCAGCTACCATTATATAGGTCTTAAAAACGATAAAAAGTATGAAGTGAATAATTCAGATTATTTGCGTAATTTACATCTAAAATGTTCCGAATCGGTCTACGAATGTTTATCCGATGAATTTAGAAGAGAATTATGGATAGGAGCAATGAGCGATCTAGAGTCTGATGAAAATTTTAAAGAGTTCTCGGTTCTTGAGCTTTCTAAGTATAAATCTAATGATGTTATTAGAGCATGCCAATTTAAACTAATGTCAATGAGTTCAGGGCATTCGATTGTATTTATTACTCTAAGTATGCTTATTGAGAAAATTCAGCATAAGACTTTGGTCTTGTTTGATGAACCAGAAAGCCACTTGCACCCACCTTTACTTTCTACATTAATTAGAATCATGAGTAGCATACTGCATAAGCGAAATGGTGTGGCTATAATAGCAACCCATTCACCTGTTGTTGTGCAAGAAGTTCCGAAAAGTTGCTGTTGGGTCCTTAATCGATATGATGATGTAATTGATTCATATAGGCCTTCAATAGAAACATTTGCCGAAAATGTAGGTTTAATTACGAAAGAGGTTTTTAAACTTGAAATGGAAAACTCTGGCTACCATAGGTTGCTTAAAAAGCATGTTGATAATGGTTTCTCATATGATGATATAATTGAACGTTTCGACGGTCAGTTAGGTTTTGAAGGCAGGGCAGTGCTGTTAAGTATGGTCTTGTTAAGGGATGATAAAATTGAGAAATCAAGAAAATAGGAGTTTGAGAAATGAATGAGGTTATCTTCCCTCAAGATATTCAATGTTCTGAATATTATAATTTATGCGTCTCTCTGATAACTCGCTCAGATTCTGAACTTCAAAATCGTCTAAGAGATATAGCAGACCATATTCAGGAGGCTTGGGCGCAATTCGACTTGCGTATAACTCCAAAGCAATTACATAACTTTGAAGCATGCTTTCCCCCGACTCGAGTTGCTGCAGCATTAGGGCAGGATGCAGCCTCACAAGTAATAGAACCAGTGATTATTGCAGGTACGGTTTCCAAAGACGATCTGGTGCGATTATATGAAAGATATATGGTTAAAGGGAGACGGAATGCTAAAGCGGTTTATAACTTGCTAAGAGCAGCTTCGCATAACGTATGTCCTTTATGTGGAATTACTAAGGTAAGTTCATTAGATCATTACTTGCCTAAAGCTAAATATCCTGTTTTTTCTATTAATCCTAAGAATCTGGTTCCCGCTTGCGATGGGTGCAATAAGATTAAAGGCGATCCAATTTACCGAAGCGAGTCTGAACTCCATCTTTATCCTTATGATGACGATGCTAAATATTATAATTCTGATTGGGTAGATGCATCAATATCAATAGATAGAGGGGTTTTAAACTTCGATTTTTATCCAAATCCACCTGATGAGTGGTCTGAAACGGAAAAAAGAAGAGCCATTAATCATTTTGAAACCTTTGAGTTGCATGCAAAATACAAAAATAACGCAACGCAATTGGTTACTTCTATAATGTATAATATACGCAGTATGCTGGTAACTAATGACTACGTGGCAGTTATAAATTACTATTTGGGCGCAATGGAGATTGTTCCTGCTAATTCTACATTCCGGATCATGTATAAGGCTGTAGCACGTGATATTTCTATCTGTAGTGGTAATTTCTAAATTTTTCTTATCCCACCAGCATGCGCTGGTGGGTCTTGTGTCAGTATTCGGATGAAGTTACATATTTTGCAAATGCCACCAGTTCGTCACGCGTCCAGCTAGCCGGATCGATGCTGTCTGGAATAGATTCATTCATCATGCCACTACCGTTTTCATCCTGCTGCGCATCAGCCTTTTTCCTGCCTTTCTCAAACTCAGCCAGCATTTTATCCAAGGTGTCGCCGTCCATCTTCAGCTGATCGCTGAACAGGTAGCGCATGAACGTGTCGTTCTCCGCCAGCTTGTTGTTTGCCTGAAGTGCGTCCATGACCTGCACCATCAGGGTAATGAAATTGGCGCGGGCGTCCATTTCACGGCTTTCTTCCTCCTGAATTGCGGTGTTCATTGAATTGAACTGAACGACATAAGGACGATCATTGACCGGGTACACCTTGCCGTATTTGAAGGCCAAATGAATGTCTATCAAGCGGTAAATCATTTCCTGCGCACCCTGTCTGAGCCACTGCGCCCGGAGTGCCGCCTGAATGGCCGTCTGTATCCAGCCGCCTTCACCCAGCCCGCCTGCCATCTGATCGGCCCAACCCAGCATTGTTGAGTCGATACCGAGCGCGGCGCACAGCTGGCGCAGGTGAAACATCACGTCCTCGATGCCGGTAATGTCCGCGGGTATGGACTGCGTGTCGATCGTAATCCCGTTTTTGCCGTCACCCATCACCGGGATCACATGGTTCATCACGGTTGGCATGGTGTTACCGTTCACCGCTTTTTTCTGGAGTGCTTCGCCGTGGCGCTTGAGCGTCTGCGAGACGGTGCGGGTATAGTTTGCGCCAACGACCGGATCGAGTGAATTGGTAGTCAGAGCAATCAGGCGGTCAATTTTGGCAGCATTGTAGCGAGTTGCCTTCAGCGCATTCAGCGCGCCGACCAGATTCAGGAAGGGTTCATAGGCGTGCGCCAGGAAGCTAGTGCCGTAGTTCTGCGTCTCCGCAACTTCCTTGTCCTCTTCCTCCGACAGCAGAGAATAACCACGATTCCCGGACGTCACCGGCTGCACATTGCGCGTGGGTGTCCAGTACGGATTTTTCATCGGGACCAGCGACCACGGCGTAGACAGCGTGCGGGTATGGGTATCGGGTGACAGCACATAATCCCCGCCGAAGCCGACCAGCTGATCACCTTTGTAAAACTCCTGGATGAAATATGGCAGCGAGTAATAGCTGTTTTCCAGACTGGTGATCCCTTTCCCGGAGCGGGCATAGGGGCGCACATAGGAAACGCCGAAAATCGCCATCGTCATAGCCAATGACGGCAGGTGCCGGTTAATCATCGCGCCCAGATCATCCTGCAGCTCTTTGGCCCGCGCCGCACCTTCTGCGTCGGACGGATCGACCGGCACGATAACGAACGCCAGCCCGGTTTTTTTGTCGGGCGCGAGTGCGTGGCCAATGTGGATATTTAGCGCGGCAGAGCAAGTCGGACTGTTAGCCATTTCCTCCAGAATCGCATAACGCTGTAGCCTGTCCAGCGGGAGCTCCGCGCCCAGGTAAAGACTGTCGCCAGCGGAGCTCATTTCCCCCGGCTTCCCTTCGTTATACGCCATCGCCGCCAGCCCAGACCGGGAGACGACCACGTTTTGCCCGTTAGTCCAGGCGAGGCTTTGCGGTGCGTCTGCCGCAGCCCCCCGGAATGCCTGCCTTAATGCGCCTAAAACGGACAAAGCCTTTTTTTTAGTAGCCAAAGTTATACGCCTTATTTAATAAACCTTTAGAATCCACTAAATCTTATCCGCTTTATGCAATCTGAGGAAAAGTTACACAGTGGAAAATCCAGCAAACAGGGCGGTGCAGCAGGCGGAATCGGTTGAGGAACTGATCCGGCTGGTTATGCGCCTGCATAAACAGCGGACCGTAGTTGCATTTGGCGTCACAAAGCGGGAAGGCGTGAGCCTGCAGCGAGAGCGCCGGAGTGCGAACGACAATGCGATCGCGCTGCTTAACTCACTGCCACCGGGCTTTAACGGCAATAAGCTGACCGATGAACAGCGCCGGGTGCTGGCGGGCTACAGCGGCGAGGGCGGTCTTGAAGGTAGCGGCGGCAGTCAGTATGAGTACTACACGCCGCCATTCATGGCGCAGGGTATTTGGGATCTGTTTTCCGATTACGGTATTACCAGCGGTCACATGCTGGAGCCGTCAGCCGGCACAGGCGTTTTTCAGGAGACAAAACCGGCTGGCGCCATGATGACGTCGGCGGAGATTTCGGACACGTCCGGACGCATTAACCAGCTACTGCACCCGGAGGATGATGTTCGCCTGGGCGCGTTTGAGAAGCTGGCGGCATCCGTGCCGGACAACAGCTATGACCATGCCGTAGGTAACGTGCCGTTTGGCGACTCGCGCACCGGCTTTGCCGAGCTCGATCCGGCTTACCGGGATGAAACTAACGTTGGCCATTACTTTGTGATGCGCACCATCGACAAGGTGAAGTATGGCGGGCTGGTGGTGCTGGTGGTTCCGAACGGCATGACCGACGGCGGCGGCAACAACAAAAAACTGCGCGATCGCGTTTCCCGCGTGGCGGAGTTCCTGGGCGCGCACCGCATGCCGTCTGGCACGTTTGCCGAAAGCGGTACCGCAACGGTGGTGGATGTGTGGGTACTGCGAAAACACACCGAAGCGCTGACGCAGCTGGTGCATGACAGCGATGAACAGTCGCTTGAGGCGGCAAGCGTGCTGTGGCCAACGTTCATCCGGGGCAAGTGGTTTGAAACCGAAGGCCGTCGCTTTGTTCACGGTGAAACCGAGCGATCTGACTTCAACAACATCCTGGTGGTGAAGAAAGATGGCCAGCTGACCAATGAGGCAATGAAAGCAGCTCTGTCGCGCCGCTTTGACAGCCGTATCGACTGGGATCGGCTGGGTACGCCTGCCGCCGTCTGGCAGTCGCCGGTTGAAGGTGATAAGCGCCTCATGGCTGGCGTCTGGCACACCTATGACGGCACCCGTTTCATCAAAGACGCCACAACGGCATCGAGCGGGATCGACGCGGCGCGATTCGGCGCGGCCACTTTTGGCGACCTTCAGACTAAAACGCGCACCATTAACGGCATGCTGTCGCTGGACAGCCGAGAACTGTACGCCGCAAGCGTGGAATATCCCCAGCTGTTTGACGATCGCACCCATGCTGCTATCCGTTTCGCCATGCAGCAGAAACCAGGTCACCGCTGGCGCGTTATGCGCGCCTCGATCATCGGTCTGCGTATCAATGACGCGCTGAATACGCAGATGCTGGGCGGCGACGCCAGCGGCATCATTGCCGACGCTGCCCGCCTGGTGAGCGAAGAAGTAGGCCAGTACGGCACGCCGAAAGGCCTGAAGCTGGCCGGATTGTCAGACGCCAGCGCGAAGGGCTGGCTGAGTTTTCAGGCCAACGTCAGCCGTGAAGGTGATCTGTCTGCGCTGCTGAACGGCACCATCGACCGCAGCGAGGCTGTAGCAGTCGATTTCGCCAGCCCGGAGCAGGTTGTATCGCACCTTTTCAGTGATGTGGATCTGGTACCTGTAGCGCTGGCGGCATTCCGCGCCGCGTTTACCGGGCAACTGCCGGAGGATGACGAGGCGCTGCTGGCGCACCTGGCGACCTTCCCGGAGATCGCCCTCGATGGTAACGGTAATATCATGCCGCTGGCCCGTGCCACCAGCGGGAATGTGCGCGGCAAAGTTTCCCGCCTGGCGGGGCTTATTGACGACGCGCCGGATGGCCCGGTAAAGGCGAACTATGTCCGCCAGCTGGAAGCCATTAACGAGAAGCGCAAGCACACGTCGATTGAAGACATTACAGTTAACCTCAATGCCCGCTGGCTGGACCGTCGCCTGATCAAAGAATTTCTGATCGAGCAGGGCTTTGATGACTTCAAATACACCCAGGACCTGGAAAACGATAACGGCTATCTGACCGCAGAAGACAACTACGCGGGCAAAGACGGCGTTTTCTCTGGCTATCAGGTTCGCTCTGTCACCAGCAAAGGCGGTGTGACCGAGTTCAAGCGCGCCAGCTACAAAGACGGCTTTTATAACCAGCTGGAGAATTACCTCAATGGCGTGAAGCCACGCGGGGTCAATGCCAATGCGTACCTGAAGCGCATTAGCGATCTGGAGTCGCATTTTAACGACTGGCTGCGCACGCATCCGGACGTGGAAACCGTCGTCAGCGACTATAACGATGCGTTCAATGGCTATGTTCCGTTTGAGCATTCTTCTTCCTCGCTGCAACTGCAACAGATCAGCGGAAAGCGTATCCCGCTGAGCTACCAGAATGCCGAAGTCCGGCGCCTGTCAGAAGATGGGCGCGGCATCATGGGCTTTGGTACGGGGCTGGGTAAAACCACAACGGCGCTGGCACTGGAAGCCTATAACTACGAGGTGGGGCGCAGTAAGCGAACCGTCTACGTCGTGCCGAAAGCCGTCCTCCAGAACTGGTATCACGAAGCACAGGGCTTCTATAGCGCCGAAGCCTTCCAGAACATCCTGTTTGTCGGGCTGGACGAAGTGCGCGGCGAAGATGGCCAGATCATGCAGGCCCAGGAGCGCGACGAAAACAACGAGCCGAAACTGGACAAAGACGGCCAGCCGGTGATGCGAAACGTGGTGAAAGAGTCCGCGGCCGCAACCGTGCTTGAGCGCATGAACATGATCCCGGTCTCCAACTACCGCGCCGTGGTGATGACCAAAGAGCAGTTTGGCGATATCCCGATGCGCCCGGAGACCATTGAGGAAAACTCCAGCCAGGCTGTCTTTAACCAGATTGAGAATGGTCGCACGGACCTGATGAAGTCCACGCACCGCGCCGCCACGTCCCGTAACAAACTCCGCGACAAAGCCGCCGATACCGGCACGAAGAAAAAGAGCCAGATCCCGTACTTTGAGGATATGCACTTTGATAGCGTGATCGCAGATGAAGGGCATAACTACCGAAACTCGCACAGCGCCGGACGTGAGGCGGGCCAGCTGGCCTACCTGCCTAATCCGTCCGTCTCCAAGATTGCCCGCGATATGGCCGTAAAAAGCCAGTACATGATGAAAAAGTACAACGGCCGCGGCGTCGTTATGCTGACTGCAACGCCACTGGTTAACTCCCCGATTGATGCTTTCAACATGCTGTCACACGTCGTGTCGCTGGATGAATGGAAGGCTATGGGGATCCTGACGCCGGATGACTTCGTGCGGGTATTCGGTGAAACCGAATCCGTGACCGTCCAGAAGATTTCCGGCGAACTGGAAGACAAGCAGGGGCTGGTGGGCTTCAAAAACCTGGACGGTCTGCGCGGCATCTTCCATCGCTGGACAACGCTCAAATCTGCTGCTGACGTGAAAGACAGCGTGAAGATTCCGGGCCTCGACGAGAAAACCGTGGGCGTGCCGATGACCCGCGATCAGAAGGAGCTTTATGAAGAGCTGCGCGTGCGCGCCAGCCGTATCGGGCAGAAGGAAACCGTGCAGGACAATGGCGACGGCACCATGTCCATCGTGCAGAACGATGACGATTTCATTTTCTCCGTTATCCGCGACATGGATAAGGTAGTTATCGATCCGGACCTGTACCGCTCTGCTATCACGTTCCGCTTTCGTGAAGAGGACGTGGAGCTGGCGAAACAGGTGGCGCGTGCGCTGCCAAGAGAGGCCGGTGGCCAGATGCTTGCCGGTGACGATGAAGAGACTGCTGAGGATGCGGAAACCGGCCTAACCGACACGCGCACCAGTAAGGTCGTTAAGACCACGCTGAATAATCGCGGGGGCGTTGTGGAGCTGGTGGTGAGCGACACGCTGGAGCAGCAGGTACTGGCTGCGATCGCGGCTGCCGGTATAAGTATGGAAAACGTCTCACATCCGGTACCGCCTAAGTATGCCGCGCTGATTGAAAACCTGAAAGCAGGCCTGCCGGACGGTAAACAGATCATCTTCATGGATGAAAAGTCCCAGCACAACAAGCTGCGCCGCATCATCGCCAGCGCACTGGGCCTGACGGAGCAGCAGGTAGGCATTATCAATGCCACGACAGTCAGTAAAGCGTCCGGCGTTAAGGTGAAACCCGTGAAGAAGCCGGTCGAGCCGGTGGAAAAGTCGGATGGCAGTTTTAAGGATGGCGCATGGGATAAGTACTATGAGGAACTGGTGCGCTATGAGGATTACCAGGCCGCGCTGAGCGACGCCTCTCTGGCTGGAATGGAAGGCATTGCCGCCGACTACAACGAAGGCCGCACGCCGATCATCATATGCAACAAAAAGGCCGAAGTGGGGATCAACCTGCACAAAGGTACCGCCGATACGCACCACCTGACACTTCCCTGGACCCCAGCCAGTATCGACCAGCGTAACGGACGCGGCGCCCGCGTGGGCTCCGAGCGCGACATCATGCGCGTGCATTATTACTGTGGCAAAGGCTCATTTGACGAGTTCCGCCTGGAAACGCTGCAGCGCAAGAAAAACTGGATCAATGACGTCATGAAGTCCGACGTGTCCAGCATCAAAAACGGCGATGTGGAGTCGAAAGAAGAGCAAAGTCTGCTGCTGGCCGCTAACCCGGAAGAGCGTCGCGCCCGCGTGGATGCGCAGCTGAAGGCTAAGCGCGAAGCTGACCGCCAGCAGGCCGAGCGCGAAGCCGCTGCCGCGCTTGATATCTATCTGAAGGCAAGCGTTGCTGCCGCCACACCAGTTGAAGTACTGGAAGGCAACATTACCAAGTTGTCTGCTGCCTTTGATGCGATCAACGGCGAGATTGATGGCCTGCGTGAGGACGTTACCGACGCAGAAACAGCCTATAACATTGAGCTGGAAAGAGACGGCAAGCGATCAGCTGATGCCTGGCGCGGTCAGGATCGTCGTGTGGCGCGTGCTGCACTGCGTGTAGGTCTGGCGAAGCAGAAGAAGCTGGAGCAGGAGCTGGGCGGCGCACGCAAGGCGCTGACTCGCTCAAAAAGTGCAGCCAGCACCATTAAGCGCTCCCGCGGAGAAGTGGAACGCGCAATTAAATCCGGTGCGCTTGAAGTCGATCCAGACGTGCTGCGCGCCCCAGAGCAGTACATGAAACTGCCAGACGGCCAACTTGTACGAATTGGCGCGACCTATGAAATCTGGCTGAATGATGACCGTCATGAAAAGGGCGTATTCCAGATCCGTAAATTCTTCCCGGAGAAAAATACGGTTGAGGTTGAGCTGATCTATAAGCCGCTGCGCTGCTATACCGGCCCGAATGTGGGTGGCTTTGCAGAAATGCCGTCTGCGCTGGTGGGTGATCGCGTGGATATCACCACTGACCAGGCGAAGGCATTCCAGAAAGCTGCGAAAGGCATCGAGCCGATAGATGTGGCGGACACGCTGAGCCGTGCTGACTTCTACGCGGCCATCCACGCGGGCATCCTGAACGTGCGAACGGACGGATGGCTTTACCGTGACAATGACGGCAAGCTGAAACTGGCTTACCTCAGCGGCGTGATCAGTGCCAGTGAAGAACGACCGGCAGAAACGTGGGTGTACCCGGACCACAGCGACGAGCAGCTGAAGCGTGAGCTTTACCAGTACAGCGTAGACAGCAACATCTACAGCGCACAGGGCTTCTTCAGGGCGATGTTTGGCCGTAATTACGACACGGCGCTGCAGGCTTACGGGAAGCAGGCGGGCATGGCGGACGTTGTTAAAGTCTTCAACCGGCTGGTGGCCGAGTTCGAAGCGAACGACTCCAAAAAGCGGACCATGACCGGTGCAACGGATGAAGAGGCGCATTCAGCCTTCCTGGGCGCATCTAACGATCGCTATTACTGGAGCAACGTAATCAGTGTTCGTCAGTTCCGTAACGGGATGGAGGGCTTCTCCAACCGTAATGAGTATGAAGTGATATTTGATCAGCTGCGTAATGAGATGGCCGACGGCAAGGTGCAGGCAGTCAGGTCACTGTCAGAAAAATATGCCGCTGCCGCGCTGCAGCAGTTCCGCCAGATGAGTGTGAGTGACAGCCAGGCAGGGATCGCAGTGCTGCTGGTTAAGTCGAAGTTTGACGCGTTCAGTGAAGTTGACCGGGCGGCTACCGTCACTGAGTCACCGGCTGCAATTTATCTTCGTGCCGGCGTTTCACTGGGCGCGCTCGATGACGCCGGAATTACTGCCGAAACGTTTACCTCATCCAGCACCATTAAAATGCTGCTGGGTACCATATACACCTATCTTGAGCGGATGGAGAAGGGCGAATACCGGGATCACGCGACAACGTGGGATGACTACAAAGCATTGATGATCGGCAAACTGTCGCCTGAAGAGGTGAAGGCACGCCGTGAAGAAGCAAGCCAGCGCGCTGCGACTGCGGCAACGGATGTGCGCACAGTTCAGATACAAAAGCAGGCCGATGGCTTCCAGGTCATGAAAAACGAGCTGGAGCTGGTGGCTTCTCGCAAGTGGAGAAATCGCACCTTCAAAATCGACTTCCCGGCTGGTGGTGCCTACGTCCTGACGGATACCAGCGATAAGCCGGTACTCAAGCGCAAAGAGGTGCGTGACCTGATCAAAGAAAAGTACGGCGCGAAATTCTGGAACTTCGAAGAAGATCCGGTAGCCGGAAACGAGTTCACCCAGGCCGCATGGCTTATCCCTTCTTCCCACGATCTCGATGCGTTGCGCAGCGATATTGTAAACGCATAATTCAGGAGCGGCCCGCGAGGGCCGTCTAATATGACCACACTGATTGATACCATCAAGCCAACTGAGACTTACATTGAAAGCCTGCTACCACTGGCGCTGGACGGGCGTACCGAAGAAGTATTTTTAGTAAACTATCTGGAAAATTTAGTAAAGCGCGTCAGCAGTACAAGGTTTGCGTATCGGGCATTTGGCCCGTGGTGGCCTGCAGTCAAAACGTTATTGCTGGAGCGTGCTACTACTAAATTTGGGCAGGTAGTTGAAAGTGATGTAGCTGAAATATACTCGCTTTCACGTCCTGCTCTGACGGTCATAGCTGCGCACCTGTACGCTGACGACCGGACAGAAAATGATGCCGTATTCAGCGCGGTGCATCTGCTTCCTGTAATGCCGTCGGCAGATGATACTGAACCTTACATGTACGTCAGCTATGATGAATCCATAGAGAAAAGAAGATTTTAGGAGAGACCGTGCCGCGAGAGAATAAACACCTTAAGCTGGAGGAGCTGGAAGCCTATGCCTATGTGAATGGCGCTGAGCTGAGTTTTTACCCCCCAACTGGGGTATTTACGATGCGAGATCGCCAGAATAGTGAAACATGGGTTTGGGTTATTAATCCTTACACACAGGAGAGAGTTAAGCGGGTACGGGAACTGGATAAAAGTAGCTGGATTTTCGCACTACAGGACGCATTAGCACGTCTGAAAAATGCCGGAGAAGCCTTGCCACAGATGAAAAGTGACGAAAAGTCGTGATTTTAATTGACGGTAAATTAGAAAACCCTTAGATTGCATTAAGCAGCTAAGGCGGCGACCAAGAAAAAGCCCGACCATATGGCCGGGCTTTCACTTTTGCAGGGGTTCAGTTTGGCGACGTACACCCCTGCGCACAACAGAGAGAATATAACATGAAAAATTTTGCGCAGCGTGATTTTGTTAATGCCACCTCAAACAAGGCTATTACGGCAAAAGTCACGCCTTTTTCTAATGTGATCGGCAGATTCGTCACACTTTGCCTTAGCACAATCGGTCTTATCTATACCCTGGCGTTCATGTGGATGGCCCACCAGTAAAAAGGTAACTGCCTGTAATGACTATCTTTCAAAGATGTAGATTACAGGCTTGTTTTTTCCCGTCTCAGCGTTAAAAATACCCCCCAACGCAGATCCATCTTTTAGACTAATTAATCAT